CTGATAAGACAACGCCAGCCATTTCAGCAAGATATAATGCCGCTGGATTTAAGGCTGGATTAAGTGTCTATAATTCATTAGGATTCCCATATTTAAGTTTTAATTCAAATCCAGTTGCAGGAGCAACAAATAATGCAACGTATGATATTAACGGAGTAGCTTCAAAAATAGATTTTGCAACTGGCTCTGGATCAGCAGATATTATTTTCAGCAATGCAGCCTCTGGAACTGCTGGCAGTACAATTAGTTGGTTAGAGCGTATGCGCATTGATTCAAGTGGAAATGTTGGGATTGGGACTGCGAGTCCAGCAGCTAATTCACAAATGACAGTTGTTTCTCAATCTACAACTAAAACTGCGGCATTATTATCAATATCGGCAACATCCTCAACAGCTTTCCCACCACTTACTATTCAAAAACAAGACAATAACAGCACAACTTCGCAAGTATTTGTTTCTTTTAATATAAACGCAGGAGTAAATGGATCTGGACAAATAAATGCAAATGGAGCAAATGCAGCAGCATTTGGAGCGCAATCAGACATAAGATTAAAAGAAAACATTACAGCACTTCCAAATCAGATTGATAATGTATGTGCATTAAAGCCATGTGAATTTGATTACAAGGATGGATCTGGGCATCAGATTGGATTTATTGCACAAGAAATTCAAGAAGTATATCCAGATTGTGTGGGAGATCGTGGCGATGGAATGCTTACAGTTACAGGATGGAGCAAGACAGAGGCAAGGCTTGTCAAGGCAATCCAAGAACTTAAATTAGAAAACGACACTCTCAAGTCACGCATTGAAGCATTAGAAGGCTAAATGACACTAACCGAAATCGCTCAATACGCAGGCGAGAAGGTCGGCAAGACCGACTCGGACACGCTTACATTCTTGCAGAAAGCCGCAAGCTTGGCTTACCGCCGAGTATGGGACTTTGCACCTTGGCGTGAGACTGTAACCAACTCCACATATTCAGTTGGCACAAGCAGAACAATCACGCTTGGTACGAATGTAGAAACTCCTCTATCTGTGGCCTACAACGATGCCGAGGTTGACCCGATTGACCTAGCCACAATCATCAGTCAAGACCCAGGCTTGCTGTCCGATGATCGTACTGGCGATCCAGATACCTATCATTTTACGGGTCGCAACAGCAGTGGTGTTGCGCAGCTTAACCTCTACCCAAGGCTTGCCACATCTGGCACGATTCCCTTGCGTGTTGTGGAGAAGCTTAAATGCATTACGCGCTCAAACTACATCGTTGACTTTCCTCCGTCCACAGATGCTCTCGGTGACGAGCTTCGCTTACCCCACGTTCATCACTTGGTTCTTGCCTTGACTCACGCAGACGCACTAGAGCGTGAACGGCAGTATGCCAAGGCGCAGGCCATTACGCAGGGAGCAAATTCTGATCTTGCGGCTATGGCTAACTACGAGTTGAGCCAGGTTGGCGGGATTAAGCAGATCACTCCGCAGAGTCTTGGCGAGCTAACTATAGAAGAAATGTTCTCAGCTTAATGGAGGCATTCAAGCGTGCCTTATTATTCTGACAATTTAGATGACCTGCTTGCCATAGCAGGATCACAAAGTTTTGAAGGTGGGCAGGTTTCTGGAATTACGCCCAACCTTATTGCTGACAATCAAGCCAGCGATATTCTCAACATGACCATCAGCCCTAGTGGGAACCTTGAATCCCGCCTTGGCATTGAGTCCATGTCAACCAATGTATCTGGCGGATCAAGCATACAAGGGATGCACTATTTCGACACCCCAACAACAGAGCGTTTGATTGTGGCTACAAATGGAACAATTTTTAGGTCAACAAGCTCAAATACTTTTGCAACAACTGGCGGTACGGTTCACAACTCCAGCGTTCAAGTAGATTTCTCGCAGTTTAACAATAATTTGTTTTATACGGATGGAACAAGTGTTTTGAAGTTTTCGAATGGAACAAATGATTTTCAACAAGGATCAAGAATATTATCAATTTCAATAACAGATGCTGGGAATGGATATTCCACAACAACAACAACAGTAACAATAGGCACGCCAAATTTAACCTATGGAACAAATGCAACAGCTATTGCTCAAATAACAAGCGGGAGCGTATCTAGCATAACAATTACAAATGCTGGATCTGGATATACATCTGCTCCGACAGTTACAATAGCAGCACCTCCTGCTGGCGGAAACCACAGAACAGCTACTGCAACAGCCAGCATTTCTGCCCTTGCGCCAACTGGCCTTCGTCTTGTCCGTCAATTTACAAATAGGCTATTTGCAGTTGGAAGCGGTGAAGACCGCAACACGCTTTATGCCTCAGACATCCTTGATGCAGAGGTATGGAAGTCAACCAATAGCATCATTGTTGGCGGTGATGATGGTGAGGACATTGTTGCCATCCAGCCTTTCTACGATTATGAAATACTTGTCTTTAAGCCAAACAAGATTTACTTGGTAACTGCCGACCCAACCCAAACAACTGCGGCTGGCTGGACAGTGCGACTACTGAACGATAGAATTGGATGCGTATCTGGCAGGTCTGTCAACTTCGTCAACAAAGACGTATTCTTTTTATCCAATGACGGAATCAGGTCTGTAGCTAGGTCTATTGCTGATGACTTTTATATCGTAGGAACGCCGATCAGCGAGCCTGTCAAGAACATCATTGCCAGGATCAACAAGAACTATGTTACACTTTGTAACGCTGCGTTCTATAACAACAGATACTTTCTGGCAATCCCATTAGATACCGCAATCACGCCAAGCCATATTCTGGTTTACAATGCGTTGTTCAATGCCTTTGAAGGCTTGTGGAGCATCGCTGCTGCCAGAATGGTGATTACAAACTTCTCAACTGGATTTGCGGTAAACTCACAAAAGCTTGCATTCGGAAGTCCCACAAGCAGGGTTGGGCATTACCTTGGCTACAAGGATGCGGACTCAGCCGACCCAACATCAGACTATGTGGATTATACTTCCACAGGAAGCTATACAAGTTCGGTAGCGTCTAAGGCTTACGAGTTTGATGATCGGATCGCGCAGAAGTTTGGATCTCACTATGAGATTGAGTTCTTCAACTCTGGCTCTACCAACGCCAGCATCAGCATGAGGCGTGATACGGACGGAACAACAGTAGGAATAGCCTCAAATGTTGACACGCGCTCTGCTGGTGGAATTACCCTTCCATTCACCCTCCCAGCTACGCTGTCAGCACAAACCGTAAAACGCATTGCTAACAGCCTGCGTTCCTACCAGAAGTGGCGCAATATGCGTATGATTGTTTCCGCGCCATCCAAGAAGCTTTCTATTCGGGGAATATTGCTTGCAGCTAACCCAGACACCATCGAGGTGCAAAAGAATATATGACGGCTATTGAATACATTGAGGAAAGTGGCGTTCCAGAGGCTATGTGGCCTAACCTAGCAGAGTGGTTTGGCTGGTTTGAGAAGCAGGGCATGGTTGGTATTGTGAGGGATGAGGATGGCATAGCTGGGGTGGCTTTGGCTAGGTGCATAAAGGATGGGCAAAAGGCTGACCATTATGTGCATAGCGAAGATGGTGAGAATGTATTTGTTGATTTGACTATATCCTCAAAAGGTGCTAAATCCTTAAGGTGCTTGCTGTTGCTCCTAGCGGAGCGTTTTGGTCCTCGCAAGCGGATCACCTTTAATCGTTCTGGCAAACCAAGGAGTTATGAATATATGAAATTTATGCGAAAGGCTTTACTCTAATGGGTGGCGGTCCTTCTATTCCTGCACCCCCGCCTCCGCCCGATCCGATGAAAGCGGCTCAGGCGAATGATATTTTCTATCGTTCTTCGTTGGAGACATACATCCAGAAACAGCCAGACATAGCCGCCTTAGAACAACGCCTTCGAGAGAAGTATTCTCCTCGTCAGCGTGAACTAGAACGCCAGATGTCGGCATTAGATTTGCAAAAATCAGCCCAAGCTGGCTTACAGGTTGAGCGTGAGCTAGGCCCACAGCGTTCACTAGAGGCTATGCGCCGTCAGTTTGAAATGTCTCCAGATGCGTTTGCAACTCAGCGTGGCTTAGGTCAGCAGGCCGCACTTCAGTTTGCCCGTCTTTATGGTCAATCTCCAATGGGCGCAGTTCCGCAAGAAGTTCAACAAAGCCAAGGCGCAAATCAAGTCGATTATCTTAGCGGTCTTCCAAGGACAGGAATAGTTTAATATGGCAAAAGCAGCAAAACCACAGCCAGATCCGAATCAAGCTTTAATTGACAAGTACACTGCGGCTGGATTAACAGACGTAAAGAATACCTATGTAAAGACGGTTGGGAATAAGCAAGTATTTGATACGGCAGCGGCAGACAAGGCTGTTTTTGATATTCCAAAAATAACAAAAGGGAAAGAGAAGCCAGATAGCTTCACCAAGGCGGTAACAAATTATTCAAATATTTTATCTCAGGCACAGCAGGTTGGTGTAGCCAATCTAAACGCGAAAGATCAGCAGGAATTAAAAGATGCGGCAAGACTTGTTCGTGATTTTGATTCAAAAAATTTAAGCCTTGATGCGAAGCAAGTAATTGCAAATATTACTGAAGGAACTGATCTAATTGATCAGATCAATCAGCAAAGAAAGAATGTAGAGATACAGCAGTATAGATCGAAAGGATTGGACGCTGATGGTGTGACTCCATTACCCCTAAAGGGTGGCAAATTAAGGGATGCAAAATCTAATGCTTACGATAGGCTTGTTATTGAGCAGGATGCCCTTCGCAGGCTTGAGGCAACAGCAACAAACACAGCACCCAAGCTTGGCGAGTCGCTGACAAGGCTTGGCTTGGCCGATATTGGCGTAAACATAGGGTCGGCTGTTGCTGGGACTAAAAAACTTTCAACAGGACTAGAGGCTCTTCGTGGCGAGAACTTCTTTGATGTAAATAAAAGTGGTCTTGCTGGAAGGCTGAACGTCCAGGTAACGGACGAGCAAATTCTTAACGACATCAATACTCAAAGCAGGAGTCAATATAAAAGTCTTTATGATATTGGAACTGCGGCAGTAACCGATCTCCAAAGCCAACTCGATCAAGCCAATCAAATATATGCGGATCTTCCTGCTGGCAAAAGCAGAGATGAGGCTCAAAAATCAATTGATACATTAAAAAGCGATCTTGCCCAAGCACAAAAAGACACGCTCGAAGCCAAGAATCTTTACGAAGGATATAAGCCAATCAGCGGCGAGCAGGCCACTTCTGCTTTGGCAAAATTCAGAGAATCACTCCGCCTTCCAGAAGAACGTACTCTTGCTCAAATTGATGTAATTGACCCCACGATTGGCGCAACCGTCCGTGGGCTTGCCAAGCAGTACCAGGCGATGGCTGAAACTCCGCTTGAGGCAACGACCAGCCCAGAGACAGAAGCCTTTAGGCGTGATGTTGAACAACGGATTGCTGGTCAGGTTGCGCTAGGCTCACAGCTTGGCGCGGAAGAGCAGAGGCAGTACCAGCAGGCTGCAAGGGCAGCACAGACTGCCAGAGGCAACATCTTTGGTGTTGCACCAGCCGTAGAGGAAGCGGTCACAACTGGATTGGCTGGTGAGCAAAGACTCCAAGCTCGCCTTGGTGCAGCCCAAGGATTCTTGGCTTCTGGTCAAAGTATGTCAGACGCAATTGCGCGTGACGTTGGCTTGCGTAACGCCCTTACTCAGTCTCGCCTTGGCGCGGCTCAAGGCTTTATTGCAAGCGGTCCGACAATGTATAATTTGGCTTCACAGCGTCTTGGACAACAGCAGAATATTCTAAACAATTACCTAGCTGCCTCCGCACCTCAAGCTACTGGTGGCTTCCAAGCCACGCCTTCAGCCGCCAATCCGTATGCCTATGTCAATCCTAATGCTGGATTCATTGGCGCGCAGAATGCGGCTGGGATTTACAATACGTTGGCGGATTATGCGGCCAAAACGTATAGTGCCAATGTCGGGGCAATTGCAAGCCAGCCTTCAGGAGCCCAACAGTTTGGAGCAATTGCTTCTGGCATTGGTTCATTATTGCCAAGTTTTTCATTTAGCAAATAGGAGATAAATATGGGACTAAGTTTTAATATTGAAGGACCAGAAACTAAGAAGCTTCGAGAATCAGAAGCGCAAGAGCGAGCATTAAGGTCAAGGCTTGTGCAATTGGCAATAGACAAAGAAGACCCAATTAAGCGTGGAGAAGCTATAGATGCTTCATTGCGAGTTTTGCAGGATCAAAACGCAACAATTGGGCAAAAGGCTGCTGCTTACGCTAGGGCTGGTGAACTTGGCGGAACAAGGCAAGTTGAGGGAGTTGGGGCTGTGCCAACAGTAGTTCCAGAGGATCAAGTAAATGACCTAATGACTCGCAGAACACAAATGGGC